CAAAGATTGTATAAGAAAGGAATTTAAACTGCCTTATAAGATTTTCTATCTGATAGATATACTTTGGAACCATTCTTAAAAAATAATGAACCTCTCTATTGTGATGAAACTGATGTTAGATCCAGAATAGTCTGGAATCCTTAATCTAGCTTGAAAGCTTATCTAGGTTGGTTTAATTCTGAACTGATTAATTTTTACCGAGAGAAATATTCATGGTTTTGTATAGGGTAAAAAATACCTTAAATTATAGATAATGTTAATATAGCAGTTTAAAATTTTAAAGACCCTTATTTTATAACTTTTGATGGAAGCCAACATGATTCTCGTCAATTACCGGAACTAATATAAGCCGTAGATAACAGAATATTAATTGAAGCTCTTAATTAAAATTTTTATAAGATGGATCAATGGTAAAAATCTTTTATATAAAAAAGGATTTGTCAATTAAAAGTTCCTTTTACTGCCTACTATGCTAAAACAAAAAAGAAAATGATAACCGGAATTGTTAATGGAACTGTCTTTTCAGGTCATCCCACTAGAACTACTCTTGGTAATACAATTAGGGTATGGTTAATAGCTAATTATTTAATACCTAATGGTATTCCTTTTGTTGCAGGAGACGATGCCGTTATAGTACATGATGGCCCTATAGATATTAATGCTATGATTGAAAAAGCTAAAAACTTATAATATGTTATTAAAGACGTTTCATGTAGCAATACTTACTTTAGTTTCTTAAGTAAACACTTCGTTTCTACTCCCTTTGGAATTTATTCCACTAGGTAAGTTAGCAGAGTATTAAAAGGAGGTAATGTATACTTGAAAAAATATAATATGACTGTTGGATAGTTTAATCATGGAATAACAACTCAATTAGAAAAAGAAAGTTAAGATTTACCTTTGACAAATGAATATATAAAATGGAGGAAAAAGATCTTACCCCATTAATTTATTACTCAATAGCTTTTTGACTAAAAACTTGATGAATATACTGCTCATAAACTTATGTTCGAATTATAAAAAGATAATAAATTAAAAGGGTTATTTGTAAGTGTAAATGCCGGCCTTATCACTCACATTGATAATACACCAGAAAGTGAATTGAGATTTTTAACTAGTGATTCAAAAATTTAATTGGCCGGAACATAAATATAATACAATTATATACCTAACTATTAAATTTAAACTTATAGATAATAAATATCAAAAAATTAATTAACATTTGGCTAAATGGAAAAAGTAGATGATTAAGAAATTAAACAAAATTAAACTTTTAGAAGAAGACCTTAACCAAAAGGATTTAAGAAATAAGTTGAGGATTACAATAAGGGTTTGCAAGATTTAAGAAAGGATCTATTTGCTGGCAAGGATTTAACTTATTAACAAGTAGGAGATTTTATGACTAATCACCCAGAAATAAATCATGCTACTCTTGCTAAACATTTAAATATTAAAACTAGAAATATCAAAGAATTAATGGCTCTAGTTGGATCTAAGACTATCCATGAATTAGAAAAAGGCTTTGATACTATGCCTGTTAATCAAAAACATTAAGTTCTATATAGAGCTTTGGCAGATGGCATCCTTGGTTCCTTAGCTCCTTTAGTTGCCAAACATGGTAAAGATGTAGCTATGAAAATAGCTCCAATTGCTTGGGAGCACATTAAGAATTCTGATGCTTTTAAAAAGATGAAAAATAAAGCTTAAAACTTTTATAATAGGAATATTGGAAAGTATTTTAATGACTAATATCCAAAAGAAGAAGAAGAGCGCATTTAGCTAAAAGGACCAGAGAATCCTAAAATTTACTCATAACCATCAACATATTTACCATCTGAAAGGATATCAGCTGACAGTGTTAATATTAAAAGTGTTGCATGTGTTTTTGACCCATCTAATACTCGTTATAGGATGGCCGGAGAAAAAGGTACTACTATTTTAGCTTACAAAACTAGCTTATAATAAATGACTACTAATGCCAATGGGAATTGTAATTTTATTATAAAACCATTTTTAGCTACTTCACTTTAAAATTTTACAAATAATTATTAATGGGGTTAAAAATAAGAAGCTAATAGTTATGATCCTTCATCAACATCTTAACCCGCTCCTTTGTTTGTCCAACATCCAATTTCTACTGTTTTAAATAATGCATAAGCATAAAAATATAGAATTATTTCTCATTAAGTTGACATTTACCCTAACGTTAGCTCTTTAGAAAATGCTGGAAAATATATTGTTTCTTCCGGTTCCTCAGCCCCATCTCCAACCTTTTTTATAGATAGCAATATTCCTGTAGTTACTATAGATGAGCAATTATAATCTGATTTAGTTATTAAGAGATCATTCAAAGATACAAATCATACAATTGTTACCTCAAATATGATTGATACCGAATATAATTTTTCAGATTTTTCCAATGCCCCAGGCTAAAACGAAGAAGACTTACTTAATAATAAGAAAAAGGGAGAGCATGTGATAATTTCAGTCTTGGGAGCTTAACCATTAAAAGCTGTTCTTAATGTTGACGTTACTGTCGTAGTTGAATATGTACCTAGTGCTAGCACTATGGCAACAGCAGGAGGTTTATAAGATTCCCCACCAGGTAGAGGAACCTCTTGGTTTATTTAAGATTTATTCAGTATTTGTAAACAAGCTAGAATGTTTGGGCCTGCAGAAATAAAATAAGCTTTATTATGTATGTAGAAATGTTCTTAAAACGACCTTATTCATTATAGTGAGGCGTTAGATATATTTACTGGTACTCCTTTAAATCCTGAACTTGTCATTAATGAAAAACATATGTATTCTAATTATGGATAATCGGATTAATAAGGATAATTAGAACCTTTATAAAAAATTACTAAATATACTCCTGAAGTTTAGGAATTAATTGATTTAGAACCTAGATTTGAACCAAAAAGGATCAATACATATATAAACCTTTTAAAGAAAGCCGCTTATGATTAATTGTCTTAGTTAGAAATAGCTAGTGTCGCTTCTTAAAAATAATTTTTATCTCAATTATCTTAATTATATTTAAATACTCTTAAAATGATTTATCCAATGGAGGAATATTAGGATTTAAAACTTTCAATAGATTCAATTGATTTATCATTATTAAAAAATTCTGACTGGAATTAAGACTTGATTAGAATCAAATCTGTAAGTGAATCAAATTGAACTAGAACTCCTTAGTGATCTTGAGTATTTGTTTTAAAACTTAAAACTTAATATTAAAACTATTTAAAACTTTAGCCTATAATGTCTTTTAAAACTGTC